ATCCTTGTCATCAATTGCGCCACCGCTCACCCATGCAGTGCAGCTTCTTTCTCCTGCACATTTAAAATGCAAGAAATTGCAATATCCTAAATCTGCTTTGTGTATTGTGGCCATTACATCAGCATCTGACTCGGCGCCTTGTGCACCTAGTTCTATGCAGTCCCACATTTTATCTGACACATCAAAGGCCGCACAGTTGTTGCACTTCATTGTCTTAGCGGTTGCTTCGTCTATGTCCCACTTTTTAGCATAGTCCTTCCAATAGTTACCAGGCTTTTCTGGATTAGCAGGACCGTACATATAATCGTCTATGGCTTTTTGACGATTTTTAAGATTAACATCGATATCCTGTGTAGCTACAGGACAGCCTTTGTTGGCCGCTTCAACTATTTTGATATATTCTCTCATTTTCTTTTTCTACCCCTAAACTGCACCGGCCCAGTCATGTAAGGTTGACTGAACCAAAGTTTAAACCATTCAGCGTCGCCAGGTTTTAGTCCCATCTTTTTTTCTTTCTTTTTTAGAGCTGTAGCAGTTTTACTTGGATTCTCTTCTACTTTATACTCGGTATAACCTTTGAATTCGTTTATACCTGCAAGTTTACGAAGCTCATCTAAATCCATTACAGACCCTGCTTTACTGACTGTGCTAGTTGTTCGGCACTTATTGGCCTTCCATCTAAAAATAGTTTTGCAGTTCCTTTATCCAGCATGGGCTTTACTGCCATTGGATCTTTTAACACTGCTAACGGATTTCCGCCTAATATCTGTGTCATCATCTTCATAGGATTTTTATGGAATGCTGGTCTATCTAACACTTTACCTGTAAGCGCAACTTTTAATCTGCCTATGGTTATGCTGCCTTTTATCACAGGCTTGCCTTTACGAGCATCAAACACAAATCTAGCTCCTCCAAACTCGGTACGGATATAATCCGACTCTCCGGGCTTATTACCTACTAAAGGACCTCGAACTTCACCGCCACTGAATCCAAAGATATATCTAGCTCTTCCGTCTGCATATCTGATCGTGGCCAATCCGTCAAGCAATGGAGATATAGTTTTGATTAGTTTTCCATTTTTATCGAAGTATTCTTTACCTTTGGCACTGCTTATTGTATAACTGCCGTCTGGATTTGTATCCTTTGTGCTGCCATCTGGAAGTTCTACAGATTCTTCGTTCATTTTCTTCTTGCGACGATTCTTACAACTTGCTTCAAATGCTGTAAATACATCCTCGCTTGTGATAGAATATCTTTTTCCTCGACTCTTAATTTCCTTGCCAATCAACAATTTTAAAACCTTAGAAAGTTTATCAATGTCCTGTTCCTTGTCGATAGCATCATCTATCAACATTCTTAGATATTGACGCAGTTGGGTAGGATCGATAACTACATCGCTTTCTTCTATACGATTTTTAGGCTTAGCATCGGCAATGATTTTTTCAATCTTTTCTCTGGTGAGATTTTTAAATCCTTGATTTTTAAAGGTAAAAGACTTATATCGATTTACTAGTTTTTTGATCTCTCGCGCCTTGTCAGGATCTTGTAAGTTTATTTCTTTGTATGCTTCCATCCAGTCTTGTGTAAGTTTTGCATCTTTATACGCAAGAGCACCTCCCAACAACAACCCGCCCACTGTTGCAAAAGCAGCTACAACCGCAGGAAGTGCTTCGTTTATATGTGCTTCTTTAACTCTGTATTTCTTTTTCATCTTTTCTTCATCCGGAGAATCCCCAAAGTATTTGTGTACTAAATCATCTAGTTCGTTATGAAATTTATCTTCGTCTTCCGGGCTAACATCTTCTGCCATTTCAGGTTCTTGTACACCCATCCCTTTGCGTACAGCATTATACATTTCGTCTGCTACTTCTTGATTAGGTACACCTTGTTTGAAACTTTCTAAATCTCCTGCTGCGGCTGCCGCTCTCATCTTGCTTGCACTCATACCTTCTGCACCATCTGCATCTGGGTCACGCTCGCCTGCACTCACAACCTGTATGTTTTTAAAACTATAATCATCGCCGCCGTTGTATTTGTTAATAAGTTCTTCAAAGGCTTGCACACGATCTGACCCTGCAACATAGATTAAATTTTCATATCCCATATCGCTTATCTTCTTTAGTGCCTGAATAATTGTTTTGACTTCTGGATGTCCTATTGTTATATTAGGAAAAAAGAATTTAGCATAGCGTAGTTTATCCTCAAAAGCAAGTGGATCAGTTTTAGGTTTTTGACTTTGACTGAGGAACAGATACTGGTCACCTTGTTGACTTTTAACAGCATCAACTAATTTAGCATGCCCTATCGTGGGAGGATTCATTCGTCCGAATGCAATTACTGCTGTTCTAGGTTCTTCGAACAGTTGACGAAGATTCATAAATAATCCCCTTGTTCTATAAGCTTCAGTTCTTCTGAATAAATTTTGTTCATTATAGCTTGACGATCATCTAGGTTAAAAATAGAATCGGCTGATTTTCCTAGGTTATACTTTTCTATGTATGCCTGACATCCTGTCTCGATCATAGGACCTAAACATTTATTTGGATTGACTTTTTTGCCTGCCCTGGTTAAGTCTGCAATTTTTGTAACGGCAGGAAAATAGTGTTTGCGATAAAACATTGGGTCATTGCGCATAAACACAACAGCATCATCTACCACATCATAATTAAATCCTTTTTCCAAAGGCTGTGAAAATTCGTTTATTTTCATAATATCACCACTTCTTGCAGCTCCAATAACGGGCTTTGTGCTTTGGTCCAGGATTATCGCAGTTGTGTCTAGCACGAAAACTGCGCCTTGCATCTGGATTGTCTTTTTTGATTCGATGATCTTTTGATCCAAAGTTTACTTTTACTACATTGCCCTTGGGGTTCTTAACATACACTTTGAATTTTTTCACATCGCCTGCCATAGGCTTGTTTAACTTAACTTTACGGCCTTGATACTCTGCTTCCCACATTGGGTCATCTTCAACAAAACCTAGGACACCAAACCACTCATGAAAATCATCGTCGTCTTCGATTGTCATTTCGTCTGCTTGTTCTACATCGTCTGCTGAAATTTCAATGTCAAAGTCATCATAGCCTTGTTCAAACATATAAGCACTAAGACGATCAGCAAAGCCGTCTGCTTCTTCTTCACTTAGGTTTCTTTCTAAAGGTATGTGGAACACACTTGCACCTTGCTCTGTTTCAAGAAGTTCATTGCCTGGAAAGATTGATTCGTCCAACCCTTCGGTTATGTCGTCTTGCTGTTCAAATATTACTCTTGCAAAATGTTCCATATTAAAACCCTATTTTATGTATTTACCAAGTGTCGCCTGACCAAGCCACACGCTTCCAAATGTTTGTAACACCATCGTAGTCCGCTGTGCAGTAATACAAGTAGTCACTGTCGACCGCAACTATGCCTACAAAGTCGCCGGATGCTCCTATAGACGTTGTGGGTACTCCGCCTCCTTTGACAAACAATCTTCCAAATAACTGAACATCAGTTCCGCGTGCAGTATTACCTAATACAACATCACCTATGCCGCTAGTTTGTCCAATGTTGATTTGTCCTCCATTGTCACTATCAATCAAAACATAGTTGTCTGCTGTAATTGTTAAGTTGCCATTTGAATTTGTAATTGTTGTAGTATCAACTGGGGCTACGATCTTACCATTTACACCATCTACCAATACTGTGCTATCATCAGCAAATACTGAACCTGCTATATCTGCGTTTAGAGTATTTGTAAATTCTCCAGCGACTGAAATTTGGGTAGCTATTAATGATACTGCATTATCTGCTATTAGAGAAACACTACCGGTTCCTGATAATCCACCATTACCGCTTGAAATAATAACATCACCGTTGTCGCCACTGTTTCTTGCTGAGCCGCCTTGTATAGTAATGCCGCCGCCATTGTCGCTGCCTGCCAAGTAGTCAGCACCTTTTAACAATAATATTGCTTTATCAGTTGTTGCTCCACCGTAAAATGTATCACCTTGTGCATCATTATTTAAGTTAACAAATCCTGTGCCGCCGACTGTGAAGGTTCCTGGCATCTCTAAGTGGCCATCCTGATCAAATATCCAATCCTGGTCACTCGGTCCTCGAGCTCTAAGTATAAGTTTTGAACCTGCAAAGGGACTGGATTGTATAACAGCATTTCCTGTGCTACCGTCTGATAAAACGCTACTGTTGAATGCCCAGTTTCCGAAACTAGGAGCACCACTTAATACTGAATATGGAATATTACCATTAACCGCATCTACTAATACTGTGCTATCATCAGCAAATACCGAACCTTGTATATCTAAAGTCTGAGTAGGTAATACTGGAAGTCCGTTCGTTTGTATCTGCGTTCCTACAATACCGGCATAATCTAAATCATTAGTTAAATCACTCAGTGCTGCTGGAATAGTTGGAGTATTTTGTATTTCACTATAATCAATATCACCAGCCGCAACATCTACACCGCCTACTTGTAGATTTCCATCCACAATGCTGAGTGTGGTTCCACCTAGGTCAATGGTGCTACCACTTAGATACAAATCACGAAAACGATTGCTTGCACTACCTAAATCGTATGCTACATCTGTGTCTGGGATAATGCTTTCGCCTACGCTACTTGGATCAAAGTCCGTTGCGTCTTTTGCATACAGTTCGTCAAAGTTGTCATTGATTTTGTCAAAGGCTGAACGGATGCTTTCGCCGTCTCCTGTTAACTCGCCTGTTCCTAAGTTAATAGTTTGCTTTGTCATCCTGTTACCCTTAATGATTTAGTTTTATCGAATTTACAGTGCCGTCTGTCCAGTTTGAAACTTTTGCACGAAGCCAAACATAGTTACCAGTGAAGTTGTAACTCTTAGTGTTCGCTGTGGGTTCTGTGTATTCCACAAAAGTAATATTTTGTTCTGAAATGAGGCCAGTTGTATCTATGCTCATCGATCCTGTACCTAATTCAACTGTAAACCAATCGCTGTCTGCGGGATCTACTGCTAAAGTGCCTTGTATTTCTATGCGGCCAATAAAGCCTTGGATGTCTACCTGAAGGGTATGCAAACCGTCACTACGGCCGTAGTAACCATCTCCTTTGAATTTCTCACCCGTGACAGTTTCAGTTGTGCTGTCTCCAGGGTGAGATTGTGCTGATAAAATTGTTTCACTGTTTGCCGGCATACAGTTATTTATCTAGATCATGCTTGCTCACTAGTGTGTCTATTCTTCTTATATTATCCCCTAGCATGAGAGAACAAATTTGTAAGCTTTTATCGTCTCTGGCAAAAAAATAGTATCCATTACACCATCCATCTTCTGCAAGTTCTCTCTTTGCTCCATCGCCTATTTTTATGTGTTGTGGGTTGTTCTCTGCCCACTTAGCAAAGCTTGGACAGCCTTTTGGACCTAAAGTTACTTTGTATTTGTAATCAACCAAACCGTTAACAATTATGGTTTTCGGCTTTAATGAATTTATAGTGTTTGGATCAGGTTCCCAGAATTCTAAAACCCTGGTATTAGATATATTAGATTTTACTGCGGATATCCACGAAAGGTCGTTTGAAAAAATACTTATGCATATACCTTCTACCCTAACCATGCTGTCTTCATTTTTTGTTAGATAGGCAAGAATTTTTTTTGCATCAAGGAAACACTCATAACTGATAACAAACTGCCTAAGAATTCTTTTAAAAAACAAAGGATGGCCTGATTCAAAGTCTTGTTGCAGAGATTCAATTTCTTTTTTAGCGTATGCTAGATTTTTATTTCTGAAGACCACAGCCATGCTGTTGTACAATGACAACTTATACATGTACTTATTGTAAAATAATTTTACTGTCTCACGCTTCTTCAATCACAGTCTCCATAAAATCTAAACTGATTGCGTCATCAGCTGTATTTATGGTTACTGATCCACCATTTTTTAGTTGGCCAAATAGCAGTGCTCTGGATAAAGGTCTTTTTATCTCTTTGTCAATCACTCTCTGCAAGGGCCTTGCACCCATCTTTTTGTCAAATCCCTTGTTAACTAGAAGATCAATTGCTTCGTTAGTAATTTCAATCTTGACATTTTTATCTTTAACTTGATTTTTTAGTTCGACGAGGAATTTACCAACAATTTTGATCATTGTTTCTTTGCTTAACTTAGCAAATGTAATCACTCCGTCTAAGCGGTTTCTAAACTCAGGTGCAAAAAAGTTTTTCAATTCTGTATCCTCGTAGTCTTTATCAGTTTCGTCAGTAAAGCCAATGGTGTTTTTTTCAGCTTCTTGTGCACCAAGATTTGTTGTTAAGATAAGCACACTGTTTCTTGCATCAGCTTCCTTGCCATTGCTGCCTGTTAGTTTGCCGTTGTCCATAATTTGCAGCAGAATCTGTGATACATCAGGATGTGCTTTTTCAATTTCGTCTAGCAGTAAAACACAGTTAGGATGTTCTTGCAGTTTAGTAATAAGCAATCCATTATTTTCTTCATAACCGACATATCCTGGAGGCGAACCAATAAGTTTTGCAACTGCGTGTTTTTCTTGATATTCACTCATGTCAAACCTAACCAATTCCACGCCTAGATTTTCTGCCAATTGTTTTGCAGTTTCGGTCTTGCCAGTGCCAGTTGGCCCCATAAACACAAAACTTCCAACAGGTTTGTTATCTGGTTTTAACCCTGCTTGACTTACTAGAATTTTATCAACAATGTTTTCAATGGCCTCGTCCTGACCATATACACCTAATTTTAGATTTTTTTCTAGATTAACTAAATTTTCGTTTTCTTTTTCGGCAACCTGTTCAGCAGGTAAATTGATAATTTTTGCCAATTCAAATTGAATGCTTTGCTCGTTTACTATTAAGTTTTCTTTTTGATTCTTTACCTTAAATCTAGAACATGCAACATCAATTAGGTCAATGGCTTTATCTGGCAATTTTTTATCTGACTGATATTTCACACTTAATTTTACAGCCGCTTCTATAGCTTCTGCTGTGATTTCAGTTCCATGATAATCTTCATAGTATTTTTTCAATCCGTTTAGAATATCTTTAGTAACTTCCGGACTCGGTTCATCAATAGTAACACGCTGAAAACGCCGCATAAGGGCACGGTCTTTTTCAAAATATTTGCGATATTCTTCCCAGGTTGTGCTTGCAACAACTTTAATATTTCCTTTGGTCAACGCAGGCTTAATCATATTTGCTAGATCATTAGCACTGTTTCCTGATCCGGCACCTGCGCCGCTCATCATATGTGCTTCATCAATAAACATAATAGTTTTCTTTTTGCCTTTGAGCCCGGCCAACACTAATTTAAATCTTTCTTCAAAGTCACCACGATATTTAGATCCCGCCAACATTGAGCCTATATCTAAATTATACACCTCGTATTCTTTTAAGAAATCAGGAACATTTTCATTTACAATATTCCAAGCAAGTCCTTCAGCAATGGCAGTTTTTCCTACTCCTGGATCCCCCACCATAAGCACATTATTTTTGTTTCTGCGACCTAAGGCTAAACTTAGCGTTTCCAGTTCTTCATCACGGCCGATAACAGGATCAACTTTGTTGTTTTTAACTTCTTCGTTGAGATTGGTAGTGAAAGAATCCAATGCTTTTTGAGATGCACCGGAAATTTCTTCGTCTACATAATAGCTATCATATTGCACTGCTATATGTTCTGCATACTTGTCTTTATCTAAACCTGCCTTATCTAGATAATAGTAACAATGGCTTTTCTTTTCAGCTAACATACTAAGTAAAACATCGCTGAGGGCGATTTCAGTTCGTCCTGCAAAAAGAGCTTGAGTAAATGCTCTATTCAAAACTCGTTCAACTGCTTGTGTCTTTTTTGGTTTGTGCTTGTCGCTGTCAACCTGTATATCCTCCAGATTATTTTTTAAATAATGTTCTAGATTGGTTTTTGCATATTCAACATCTGCACCGAACTCTTTCAAACTTTTGTAAAAAGATTCAGAACACAGCATAGAAAACAGCATATGCTCTAGGGTAACATATTCGTGTTGTAATTTTTTTGCGTCTTTCAGTGCTTTTTCAAATACCAGTTGCAGTTCTTCACCAGGTTCGACCATTTTAAATCCTTATATTAACTAAAAGTTTATTGTACAATCTTTAACAAATCTGTCAAGAATATTATTTTATTTTGTTTTTAATTTTTGTAAGTTTTTCTAAGGTGCTCGTATCATCTATTTTAGGAACTTCACCTAAAATTTTAACAAACACCGAGCCTTTTTTGCCTGTTTTGATATTTTGAATGCCGTATCCTTGTATGCTAAATGTAGTGTTAGGTTGAGTGCCTTTTGGTATTTTTAATTTTATAGTTTTCCCGTCAGGTATATCGACATTTAATTCAGTTCCTAATAATAGATCAAATACTGATACATTGATACTTGTTATTACATCCAGATGATCTCTTTGCCATCCTGCTAAGTTTCTTATTTTAATTTTCAGTAAAAGATCGCCTCTAGGAAATCTATTATCGCTGTTATCGCCGTAACCTTCTAACCTAATTACATCTCCGTGATTAACACCAGCAGGAATTTTTATATCTATGCTTTCAGTGTTTCCGCTAGGCAATTTATAATTTGCAGTTATTCCTCTTCCAGTGAATTGATCTGCAAAATCTAAAACATATTGTATATGAACATCTCTGTTTTTAGGTCTTCTAGGCGGTTGCCTAAATTGAGCAAAAATTTGCTCGAACGGGTCACCGCCGGGATTATTAAAATTTGTAGAATTGAATCTAAACTGAGGCTGAGGATTATCGTATTGTTGTCTTTTTTCTGGATCACCTAAAATGTCATATGCTGCTTGAATTTGCTGGAACAGTTTTGCATCACCCCCTTTGTCAGGATGATGTGTGCTTGCAAGTTTTCTATATGCCCGTTTGATGTCGGATGCAGAAGCAGTTTTATCCACCCCCAGAATAGAATAATAGTCCATACAATTACTTATCGTATGGACTATTCAGTTTGATGTTTAATGATTACTTTTTAGCTGGTGTTCCGCCGCCTTTGCCTTTTTGTGCAATTGCGTCTGCACCAAAGAATGCTGAAACTAACACAGCAATTGAAGCAAAGTATGTTGGTGCAATGTCAGCAATAAGTTGTGCCGCAGTGTCCAATCCAAATGCTGATGTTAAGAATATACCAATTGGATACAATAAAAGTCCAAACAGTGCAAACCACGCCATTTTGCGAATAGCGTCACGCTGTGCGTCCTGATCCTCTAATTCTTTTCTTTTAAATTCCAAGTGCATCTCCATTTCTTCTGCCGAAATGTGCCCATCACCATTTGCGTCCATACCGTCGACTGCTGCCGCATCGATTGTTTTTGTTTCTGCCATTATTTCTCTCCCTCAAGTTTGGCTATGCGAGCTTCTAACTCATCTATTTTCTTTGTAACATAAGGATATTTCTTGCGCCACGCATCAGTTGGCTGTTCTAGCCAAGTCCAGCCATAGCGTTCTACTAGGAAATCCAGTGTTTGATCAAGTTTTGCATAACACCAAAGACCTGCTTTGGTGTCTTTGAAATATGCCAAGAATGCCGCACCTGCAAGTGAACCACCTATCGCGGTCCAAATCCACAGCGTGTCGTCGAACATTCTATCGATCATTTCTAACATGTTGTTGCCCTCTGTTATAGATATTTATTATTCTAGTGAAGTTTCAGAGACTACATTTTCATCAACTGTCTCTTGTTTTTCTTCGCTGGACGAAACTGCCTCTTCATAGTATATGATGATTTCGCCTTGTTGATTGATGTAACGCCTCAGTTCTGCAATGTTTAGAGCAAGGTTTTCGTAGTCTTTTACACTTAGCGCAATAAAAGCCAACTCACCGTTAATATCGGTAAACTGTGCTTCAAAGTCGTCAATGTTAGATTCGTTGACTACAAATATTCTTGTGTCAACCAGCTGGACTGGCTTCGGTCTCTGAACTACTGGAACCTGTGTCTTCTCCACTTTGGTCACCACTTGGATCTCCGGTTCCGGTTTGCTCACGAGGCTGCAACCAGCTAGGGAGAGGCTTATTGCCGTTACCGCCAGTATCTTGCTCCAGTTCCCGCCATAGTTTTGCTGTTGCTCCATTCATCTTACCTTCTAGTAAACCTGGCTTCTTAAGCGCCAATGCTGTCAAGTTGTGTTCTCTAAGTTTGCTTCTTAGATCATCACCGTATGCTTCTGCTTGTTGTAAATCTGCCTGTAGTTGTTGATTTAGTTCTTGAAACTTTGCCATATCTTGTTGAAGCATTTTAATGCTTTCTTCTGATATCTGCACCGCTGTCTCCAGTTTGGCATTGTTTTCTCTAAGGATGCCGATGCGTTCTTGTGTATCATTGTAATACCACGAAAACGCACCGCCCATAGCGACCATAAGCATTGCCATGACTGCCGCTAGTTTTAATCCCATTATGTATCTTCTCCACAAGTTTGATGTCTCCAGAATGCATTCACTGTAGTTTCTTTTGAACATCCTAAACAACTTAACCTAATTTTAGGACCTGTTGTTTTATGAGGCTTACGCATTTTATTTTTTGATTCCTCTGTATGCGTTTTTCCATACATTGGATTATTTTCGCCTTTAGCAATTTTATTTGTTTTACGGTAAACACTCAATCTTTTCTTAGATTCGTCGCTGTGTTTAGCACCTAACCTTACTTTATTGCCTTTGTTTGCCTCGCTAATTTTTTTCTTGGTTTCTTCTGACAACTTGTGTCCTTTAAGTTTCTGACTTTTCTTTTGATTAGCCAACGATCCTAAGTTTCCACCTTTGCCGCCCAATGCAATATTGTATGTTTTGTCTAATTTTATAAAATCCTCTGTGACAATTTCTGCTTCTTTTTTGAAACATTCTTCAGTTGTGCCGAAGTGCCAAAGAACTTCTTTTTTAAAATTTTCCAATCCATATTTTTTTATTGCTTTATTTAATAAAAAACCTGAACCAAAATAGCCGTCATCGTAGTGACGACTATTGGTTTTAACGCCTATATAAAATTTACCATTTATTAAATTGGTAGTTTTATAGACGTAATGTATCATACGTGACCCAAACCTTCGAGATATTGTGTTTTTCTTGTTTCAGGATCTCGTAATGCAGTTAATACTGAACCTCGATTTTCACCATCTGCCTTGTAAGATACATGAACCCAACCGGCATCGGGAACACCTTTTTGGGCAAATTCGAGTATAAGTTGGTCGAACTCCAAATTTTCACGAATCCACTCAGCAAGTTCTGCATTTGAAACACCTGGTACTTCAATGTCAGCCGCTTCGCCCTTGCAGTGCTGAGAACGACTTGAACCACCAACTGCTTCGTTCAATTCTGGTGAACGGTAACCACTGTTAATAACTGTGGGACCAAAATGATCTCTAACAGGCTGTACCACATTTTCGAACAATGCTACTGCCGCATCCAAATGCTCGCCTTGTGGTGTGTTGTCGATGCCCTTACGCTCTGCTGTTTGGCTTTTGGTAAATTCAGCCATTGTGAAATTTTCTGATAGACGCATTATATCCTCCTAACTACTAATGTTTTTCCTGCGTGTTCGAGAAATAAATTCTCTCCGTATTTACTTATATTATAATCACCTAAATACTTGGTTAAGAATAGTATTTCAGGGTATGCATTTATATCAAAAGATTCTTGTATAGTATTTCTAATAGTTTTTTGGCTACCAAAATCTATAAATTTAAAACTTAATGGATCTGCATATTTTTTTTGCACAGTGATTATGTCATCATGCATCTCTATGTCTTCTACATAACTGTTGCTAAAAAAAGTTTTGTAATTGTCTAAGTTACTTTCTTGTCTTTTTATTCCATAAGAATCAGCATCTGCTGGGATAGTTTCTTTTAAAGTTTCTATAGAAACTGGCAAACTTCTGAAACTTTTATAATATCTAAATTTAAAATCATTTTTGCCCGTAATTTTAGAAACACCGTCCATAATTTCCATTATCTGTTCTGGAACATCCTTGCTTCTTTCAATTTCAACAAATACTTTGTATGTACCATCGCTTTGCTCACCTGCCGTAGCATCCGCATCAAGCACAAAACTATACCCCTTTTCTATAAAGTTAACCAAATCATCTGCTGATTCTTTGGTTATCATGCTGAAACTTAGAGTTACTATATCTTTGTCTTCGCCCATTTTAGATGCATACGAGTCTACTTCAAATATGTGATCAATTAGATCTTTTAAATCTGCGCTTCGAAGTCCCATTAGATTGCTCCTTCTTCAGGACCTGCTGGAACATCCGCCATTGGCTCTCCAGTCGGAGGCTCCATAGCAGTCATATCAGCAGTTTGCGGGATTTCTTGCGCACTTTGTTCTACTGCGGGTTGTTCTACATAATCCTTTGTTTCCATGTATCCAGAGTAGATATCTGCAATTAATTTTTTAGGCATCTGAATTTCTACCACCCATATGGGATGTCTATCTAATTTTCCTTTTTTGGTACCTGGTCTAACATCGCCTGGCTCTTTGATTTTTCTAGGTTTTATGATATAATCTTTTTTGTATCTGACTTTGCAATCATAATCTAATAATCTTTTTCCGCCCATAGGATCTGGCATATCCGATCTAGACCACATAAATTTACAACTTATCCAATGCCGGTCAATGGTAGGACCTTCTAGCAGTTCTCCGTCGTTCCAATTTTTGTAAACATATAGATCAAGTTCGTCTAAGACTCGCTCGAAATCCTTTAACACTTGAAACGCAGTGTCTGAATCATACACTCTTTCTATGTTTTTTACTAAGTTGTAGATATCTTCCATTTTTATTTCCGACAATTTGATACAATTATTTATCGTAAGAAAAGATAACCTAGCATTTTTAAACACGGTTTCGAAGGTAAATATCTTTGTAAGACTCGTGTTTTACATTTTAATCCAGAAGGAGAACTTATGGGTGCAAAAAGAAAGTCTCGTTCGAGACAAGACTTTAACTATGAAAATGTAGTTAACATTAATTCATTTCAAAAAAAACAAACAGTACAAATCCTTCCAAGAAACAAACACCAAGAGCAATACATGTTAAAACTATTAGACGATAAAAAAGACATAGTCTTTGGAGTCGGTCCTGCCGGCACAGGAAAAACCCTAATAGCAGTACAAGTAGCTGTGAAGATGTTTAAAGAAGGAACTGTGGATAAAATCATCGTAACTAGACCGGCGGTTTCAGTGGACGAAGATTTAGGCTTTTTACCAGGCACACTAGAACAAAAAATGGCACCATGGACACGACCTATATTTGATGTGTTAAGGGAATATTTTACATCTAAAGATCTAGAAGGCATGATAGAAGAGGGAATTATTGAAATCGCTCCGCTTGCATATATGCGTGGTAGGACTTTCAAAAATGCATTTATATTAGCAGACGAAATGCAAAATGCAACACCTAATCAAATGAAAATGCTTTTAACTAGACTAGGCGAAGGAAGTATGATGGCGGTCACAGGTGACCTGGCTCAAGCAGACAGGCTTAAGGACAATGGGTTAATCGATTTTATAACTCATTTAGAATCTACAAAATATCATCGTTTGGACATAGTCCGTTTTGAACAAGGAGATATAGAGAGGCACGATGCAGTCAAAGAAGTTCTTCAGATTTATGGAGATTAATAAGAGGGGACTTTAAGTCCCCTTTCTCTATGTTGCCCTTGCTAGCAACATATCTCGAATATGTCCAATAGCCTTTGTGGGGTTAAGTCCTTTAGGACATACTGAAACACCGTCCCTAATGCCTCTGCAACGGAATACCGAAAAGGG